GAACCCCTCGGTCACGATCACGGTGCCGTCCTGCGCCTCGAAGTCGATCTGGACGTTCACCAGCCCGCCCGTGCCGTACGCCGACACCAGCAGCCACAAGGTCCCCAGGACCCAGTCCCCGGGACGGATCGGCACGCGCTGCCTCATCGCCCGGTTGAGGTTGACCGCCGGCTGCAGCTTGAACGAGTGCGTCCCGGAGCGCTTCACGACGGCGTCGGCGCTGAACGCTGCCGGGTCGCTGTTGCCGACCGACGTCCATCCGGTCGTGTCGCCCGTCGTGGCGCCGCCGTTGTAGAGGACGTTCGCGCCTGGCGCGATCACGTAGCTGTTGCTGTTGTCGTTCATGAAGATGCCGTCAGCGACGACACGCCCGAAGCCGGCTGTGAGGGACCGGATTGCGTCCGAGCCCAGGTCGGGTCGGAACCCACCCGTCTGCGGCAGGTTGATGTTGGTCAGGATCAGTCCGCGGGTGGTGTTGGTCTCCACCACGTAGAACGGGCACAGGTCGTACGGGTCACCGGTCGTGAGCGCCGCGATGACAACGACGCTGTCGGACATCGCGACGATGGCATTCGGGTGCGTGATCTCGATGTACCGGACGGCGCTGGCCGCGTTCGGCTTCTCCAGGTGGCACTGGCTGAGGTAGACCTGGACGTCGCCGTCGACCAGGAGCTTCGCGTTGTCGAGCGAGCAGCCCTGGAAGTGCCACTCGCCGTAACCGAGGCGCACCTGGCCCTCGATCATGCACCGCGTGAACGTCATGCACTCACCGGCGTTGGACCGCCCGGTCGGGCAGTAGATCGCATTGCTGGACCCGTTGCGGATGTGGAAGTCCTCGAGCGCGATCCGCCACGCGTTGTTGCCGAACTGGGTCGTCGTTGCGAAGCCCTCGACGCCGCCGTTGGTCAGCGTGAAGGCGCTGATCTCGGTGGTCGAGTCGTCGCCCATCAGCAGACCGATGCCGGCGAGGTTCGGAGCGGCCAGCAGCCCGCGGATGATGACGCCGTCCAGGACATGCCGCCACTGCCGGTACCGGTTCACGTAGGAGCCGGTCGAGGTGAGCTGCACGGCGAAGCCGGCGGTCGGGGCCGCTGACCAGTTCAGGACGGACTCGTGGCCGACGATGCTGACCTTGGACACGTCGAGCGTCAGGGAGTCCCCGGCGCCCATCGGATACACCGCGCCAGGCGTGAGGCGCACCTCGCCCGCGCCGGCCGGCAGGGCTGCGAGCGCGGCAGCGACCGTCAGCATGGGACGAGACGGGATCAGGCCGCTGTTGGCGTCGTCACCGGTCGGGTCGACGTAGATGACGGTGCCGATCCCGGCGTCGTAGTTGTCGGCGTTGAAGGCCCGCTCGCTCGCCTGGAACGCGGTGAGGGTGGCCGCGACTTCGGCGTCCTGCACGGTCAGCATGTCGTCGACCGTGGTGACGAGGTGCTCGAGCCGCGCCGTGATCTGCGCGTACACCGCCAGCGGGGTCCCGCCGTCGACGCGGACCCACAGCTTCTCCACGCCGGAGGTAGGGCCGTAGAACTCCGGGATGCGGGACTCGTTGTCCAAGATCAGTGTCGCGGTCGGGTTTGCGCTCTCGTCCGCGTTCAGGATGTCCGCGAGCTCGGTGCCGGCCTCGTCCACGTACACACGAACGGTCGCGTTCCCGGACGACAGCAACGGCAGGCCCGCGACCGCCTGGACACGGTCGACGCTCGCCGCGTCCGGGTACAGCAGCCGCGGGTACGCGGTCACGCCTCAGCTACCCGCGACGTCAGTGGTGATGCGAGTGCGCAGCTGCGCGTCCGTCCCGGTCGTGGATAGCCCCCGGTCCACACAGATCCGCTCCAGCTCGTCCCGGGTCAGCCCGGACACGTCGATCGCTGTGAGAGCCGACGGCGCGTCGGGCTGCGGCACGATGCGGGTGACCCCCGCCGGCCTCTTCGCCACACGGTCTGCCATCAGAGGATGCTCCCCACTCGAACGCTCTTACCAAGGATGAAGCGGAGCTCTTTCTCGATGCCGGCCACACCGAGGGCCGTGCTGGTCCCGTCGCCGTCGGGCATGTACGTGTCTGATCCGCCGTGCTCACGGCGCCATGCCCAGCCGATGTAGCGCAGCGCCGCGCGCTTGAACCGCGCCGGCACCGGGTCGCCGGCCGCGACTCTTCCCGCCACGTACTCGACCGTCACAGCAGTGCCGTACTCCCCGGACGTCAGGAAGCCCGCCGGTGCGGCTCTCAGCCCGCCGATCCCGCCGATGTCGTCCGTGGTCCAGCCGGTGAGTGCTACGCCGTTGGAGCCGGTCACCCCGGTGATCTCGAGCGGAACGCTGCTCAGCAAGGCGTACCCGTTGCGGACGACGACGGTCTCGGTGACTGTCCTGGCGATCACGGGCCCGGCGAGGTCGTCGATCTTGGCGTCTGCCTCCTCAAGGAGGAGCGTCAGCTCGTCGTCGTGATCTGTGAGGTCAAGGTGCTGCTGCACCTCCGGAAGCGTCACAATCGTCATGCCGGGGCTATCCCTGCCCTGGCATACGAACGATCGTCATCCGGGTCTTGCTCGCGCCGCCTTTGCATGTCGTCACCGCGTTCGCGAAGTACTTCGGCGTCAACACGTCACCCTCAGCGAGGTCGGCATATCCAGAGGCGACGATCGTCACGCCGGAATTTGCGGTTGGGCCGACGCCTTGTCCGTCAGCGACGAACGTCCCGGACTGGTTCTGCACCCAGACCTCAGCTGCCCATACCGACGCCGCCTGAAGCACGGCGATCAGCTCGACGTGATAGAGGCCGGCCTGTCCCTTCGGGACAGTCCACGAGGTGGCCGCGGCGACGAAGCCACCGAAGTCGAACAGCGTCGTGTCAAGGGGCAGCGTCGTCGTCGCGGACGCGGTCAGGGTGACGTCCGCGTTCCTGTACGCGCATGCGGCGGACGCCTGGGGCCGACGTTGGATCTGACGGAACGTCGGGGTCACATCGGTCCGCGCTACCTGCGTCGCGCCGGGCCCACCGGAGTACAAGCCGTACTGGTTGGCGGCGGCGGTGTCCTGGTCGCCGAGCGCCCACCAGAACACGCCGCAGAAGCGATTCCCGCGCACGAGGTTGCGCACCATCTGCGCGAACGCCGTACGGGCCGCCCCGGACGTGGACGCCGAGACACCCGTCTCCCCGATCAGGATCGGGATGTTGCCGCCGACGTTGGAAAACATCGTCGTCAGATCCGTGACGGCGGCGGAGTAGTAGACGTGGAAGTCGAGGAAGTCGAACAGCGCCGCCTCGGTGCCGAAGTTGCCGTTGTTCCAGTCGGATGCGAGGTGCATCGAGTGCGACGAGGTCAGCGGGATCGTCACCCCGGCGCCACGGATCGCCGTGAGGAGCGCCTGCACCGCGACCCAGGAGTCTGCGTACGCCTTCGTCGCCGGGGTGTTGCCCTCCCACTCCTGCACCAGGTCGAGACCGACCATGTTCGGGTAGGCGTCGAGGAGCTGCGCGACCGCCACCACATCCGCCGTTGCGGCTACCGACGGGTAGGCCGACGCGGCGCTGGTCGCACCGAACTGCGTCCAGCCTGACGCCAGCGAGTGGTAGAAGAGCAGGCCCTTGGACAGCACGTAGTCGGCGACAACGGTCAGGGCGGCCAAGTACTCCGTGCGGGTGTAGTAACCCTGCTGGATGCCACCGGCACCGCCGATGATCCTGACCGCCGACATCGGCGTCTCAACCGTCCGCGCGAGATCGATCTGCTGCTTCACCCACGCCAGCGTCGTGCCGTCGTTCTGCACGATGCCCTGCCACATCCGCTGCCAGGCGTCCGTGTTCGCGCCCAGCGCCCCGACCTGCGCAGGTGTCGGGACGACGTTCCCGCCGACGATCGTGCGGCCGCCTACGCCCACATTCGGGATGTGCAGCGCCCGGCTCCCGCTGCCGCGGGCGGCCCGGGACAGCGGCTCAACAAGTGCCGCTCGTGAAACGCCGCCGATGGCCAGCTTCGTCATCAGACGCCCGTCCGGACGACTTGCGCTGTGCCTGCGGCAGCGCCGCGGGCGAACAGGCGCTCGCCGTGCGCGAGGTCAGCGGCGAACGGTGTGTGCGCTGGGAGCTTCGCGCCGGTGCCGGCGGTAACCGCCGCGTCCGGGCCGAGGTACAGGTCGACGTCGCAGTCGAGGATCGCGATCGACTGACCGCCTCGGCTGTCAGCCTCGTCGGTGGCGACGGTCAATTCAGGCGAGGTGGCGGCCGTGACGGCCACCTGTGCCACCGCGAGGCCCATGGCTTACTTGCCCTGCGCGGTCGAGGTGCCCTCGGTGACGGGCTGGGCCGGCGGCTTCACGACCTTGGTCTTGGCGCTCTTGACGGCCTTCGTACCCGCCTCACCGTTGTCCTTTGCGTCACTGCTCGCGGACATGCTCACGGCGGCGTCCTCTCCGGCCTGGTTGGCGTCCCGGTCGACGCCGTCAGCGCCCGGCACGGCAATGGACGACGGGCGGGCCTCGTAGCCGGCGTCGCTCTCACCGGTCGGGTCCGCGGACAGGCCCATCTCGGCGCGCTGAGCCGTCACCAGCTCCTCAGGGCCCGAGCTCGTCGGGCCCGGCGTAGAGAAACGGACCTCTGCGGTCTCGCTCCCCACGTGCTCGACGACGCGCTCGATCGCGACGCCGCCGGTCTCCTCGTGCGGGACGACCGTGACGTGCTCGTCGTACATCGGGTAGGCACCCGTCGACTTCGAATAGTCGATGTCGCTGTTGTCGACGAACAGCGGCTGTGGCTCCTTGTCCATCGGGTACGCGTTCGTGCTCTTGGCGTAGTCGATCTCCGCGTCAGCCTTGATGCCCATGCCCGGGTCTCCTGTCCTGCGGCGCTCCGGCCGCTCGAGATGTCGTGTGGTGCGGGGAGCGCCGACGGGCGACGCGGGGGCCGTGGGGGGGGGGGGGGGCGGGGGGAAGCGCCCCCCCCGCCCCCCCGCCCGCACGGAGGGACTACAGGTTGGTGACCGTCCCGAACGCACCCGGGCGGTACACGGCGAGGAGCAGGCGCTCCTCGGCGCGGATCGCCGTCTCGTTGCGCTGGAAGAAGTCGGCGTGGCTGTTGCTCGCCTCGACGGTCAGGCCGCCCTTGCGGAAGACCTGCGACGCCTGCCGGAACGCACCGACGAGCGCGGTGCTGGCCGGCATGGCCGTGGTCGGGACGACCGGCTTGCCCCACAGGGTGGGGTTGGCAGTGCTCATGAACGGGCCGCCGGCGTAGTACTGGCCGTTCAGGTCCTTCGACAGGACGATGTTCTGCCACCCGAGCGGGTCGATGACGATCGTCTCGGGCTCGAGGAAGCTCGTCGTCCGGATGGCCGTGATCTGGCGGTAGATCGCGTCCATGTCGTTGTCGCCGACCGGCGAGACGCCAGCACCACGAGCGATCGTCGCGGCCAGGCCAGCGCGGTTGAGGATGCCGACGAGGTTGGTGCCGGTGCCGTCACCGCGGAGCAGCTGGACCTCCTCCTGCAGCTTCACGAACAGCGTGAGGCGGGCATCGAGGTAGGACCGGATCTGGTCGAAGTCCTCGAGCATCTCGTCGGAGACGGGGAGGAACGTCGCGATCTTCTTGAGGACCTCGTCGACCTTCGCGAAGGTGATCGCCGACTCGGGCTTGAGCGCGAGTTCGGCGACGGTCGCGGCGGCGTTGGTGACCGCGGTCTCCACCAGGTACCGCAGCAGCGGGCTGGTCGTCGAGCCGGACGGGAACAGGTCCGCGACCGTGAGCGGCTGGAAGCGCAGGTCGGTGATGCCGGGGAGCACCGTCGGGGTCTGGACCGGCGCGTAGCCGGGGCCGGGCACGCCGGCCGTGCCCTCGGTGAGAGCCGTCTTCAGCTCGATCGCACCGGAGGACCAGCGGCCGGTCTTGCCGGAGACGCCGCCCTCGACGAGCTTGGCGTAGTTGGCGTGGGTGACGAACTGCTCACCCAGGCTCTTGTTGCGCCACGCCTTCTCGCCGCCGGCCTGGTCGTCGGCCGGGTCCGCCCCGTCCGGGGAGAGCAAGGCCAGCGCGGCCTTCTTGCTGTCCTCGAAGCGCTCGAGGGTCTGGACCTCGTCGGTCCAGGTCTTGATCTCTGGCTCGACCTTGTCGAGCACGTTCTTCTTCTCCGCGTTCGTCAGCGAAGCGTCCTCGACAGTGTCAAGGGCCTTCTTGCTGAGCTCGCGGACCTTGCTCTTCGCCTCAGCGAGAGTGGTCATGGCGGAACTCCTCTTGTGCAGGGGGTGGGGGGACGTACGAGGGATGTGCGGTTAGAGCAGGGCCGTGGTGGCCCGGAGTGCCGCCGCACGGAGCCGGAGCTCCGTGTCGTCGGCGTCCTCGTCGCCGGAGCCCGCCGCCTTCTGGGTCAGGTCGGGGTCCGCCTTGTGGGACTTCTCTTCGCGGTCGGCGTCAGCGTCAGGGACGACGACCTCGTGGATGTCGACCTCGCTGGCCGTGCCCGTCAGGGTCACGACCTGGCCGTCATCGGTGTACGTCTGGGAGTAGGTCGCCGACTCGTAACCGGACGGGTCGACCTTGGACGACTGGAAGACGACGGTGCCGCCGTCGCCAGCCGGGTTGGGGATGACACCGCGGAGCCAGCCCCAGTAGCCGTAGGAGCCGGCGTAGGCGTCCTCCAGGGCGTCGCTGACGCGGTCCTGGAGCGCCTCGACGCTGCCGACGATGCTCTTGATGCCGGCTGCGGCCCGGAACCGCTTGCCGCTGGTCTCGCTGCACGAGGCGCCGGCCGCGACGATGCTGTCGTGCGCGGTCTGCAGCGACTCACTGTCCGAGGTGCTGTTGCGGCGGCCCTCCTTGAGGACCTGCTCGGCCGCGCGGACACCCTTCGACGTGAGGATCACCGCGTCGGGGTTCGACGGCACCGGCGTGAAGGCTCCGTTGAGGAGCTCGCCTGAGGTGATGTGCTTCTTGCCGTCGGCACTCTTCGTCGCGGGCACGCTGGCCTTGGGGATGAACGCGACGCTGGCCGTGCGGATGTGCCCCTCGTTGACGAGGGTCCGGACGGTCTGGCCGAGGTCGGTCGAGGCGTACGTGCCGCGGACCCGCAGAGTGCCGTCGGCGTCGTACGACGGGACGCCGCTACCGGCGGTCGTCGCCACGCTCATGCCGTGGTCGACGTCCATGGTGATGTGCTCGGGCAGCGGCTCGAGCGCCTTGGTGTCGAGGACCTCGCCGTCGCGGTCGAGGGTCGGAGCCGACAGGATCAGGTCGAACTCGCCGTTGGGCTCGGTGGAGTCGGCGACGTTCTTGACGATGCACATCGCCTTGACGGTCGGCTCGACGGTCGCGGTCTTCGTCACGCCAGGATCTCCTCTGCGAAGTCGTGCTCGATCGATGCGGCGATCCAGGTCCGGAGCGTCGGGACGTCCACTGCGCGTGCCTGAGCGGCCTTGACGAGGCCCAGGACGTCGTCGCCGTCGGTGTCGAGGTTGGCCAGGAGGGCGGTCTCGTCGATGTCGTCGACGCTGGCCACGCTCGCCAGGCGGCGATCGAGCTTCGCGCCGTCGCGGGCGGACAGGCTCTTGACGTGCTGCGGGCTCGTGACCACGTCCTCGCCGGTCGGCGGCGCCGCGGCCGCGACCTTGAGCGGGATGAGCGCGGCGTTGACGAGCAGCTGGTCGGAGCCTGGCAGGAACGGCAGGTTCTCGTCGGCGCGGGCCTCGGCCGGTGTCATCTGGCCGGTCTGGATGGCCTGCGCCTTCGCCGTCGTACGCGCCTCGTAGGAGCCACGAAGCACCGCGTCCATGAGGAACTCGGCGTACAGGTCCTTGGTGAAGCCGAAGTCCGGCGCGAGCTGCGTGGCCAGGACGTCCTCGCGGGCGTCTAGGCGCGGAGCCATGGTCTCCCGGTAGAGCGAGCGCATCTGCTCGGTGATGTTCGAGAACGTCGCGCGGTCGAGGATCTGCACGGCCGGCGGCGGGACGTCCCAGACCGCGCAGCACTCCTCGCGGTTGAGCCTCCGGCCCTCGATGGCCTGCATGTCCTCGGGGCTGATCTGGATCAGGTGCGGCGTGATGCCCTCCTCGAGCACCGCGGTCTTGCCCCAGGAGTCGACACCGGAGTGCGCTGCGTCCCACTGCGCCTTGAGCCGCTTCGCCGCCCCGTCCGAGATCTCCTTGGGGTGGGACAGCAGCACCGACGGGCGCGCGCCGTTCTTCCACAGCGCCGTCTGGCCGCGTCGCATCGCGTCCTCAGCGACGAGCGTCTGACGGAGCGGCTCGCAAGGGCTCATGCCCCGCACGACGTTCTCCGGGTTGTAGCCGCGGAAGTGCAGGATCTCCGAGGCCGGGAACGTCGCCAGGGCGAGCTTGCCGCCGGCGTACGACATGTAGGCGTACTCGAGGTCGCCGGTCTCGCCCCGCCGGACGAGCATGTTCGACGGGTGGATCGGGTGGAGCTCACGGACCCGGCCGTTCTCGTCCCGGAGCTTGAGGGCCATCGCCTCGCCGTACAGCTCCTCCGTGGAGAAGATCCAAAGCCAGAACAGCTTCGGGCCCATCCGTGGGTTCGGCCGCCGGATCAGGTCGCCGTACGGCGTGTCCCGGGCGCTGCGCCGGTCCGTCTCGGAGACGCGCTCGAACACCTTCAGCGGCAGCCGCGAGGCGGACGTGCCGAGCTTGCGGACCAGCGTGTAGACCCACGGCTGCGATTTGTAGAGCTGGGCGTACATCGCGAACTCGCTCGTCAGCGGGATCCCGGTGCTCGCGTAGTACTGCGAGTTGCGCATCGGGGTCGCATCGGCCATGTCCGTGCCGGTGGCGACGGGGGTTCCTGCGCTGACGAGCATGGGACCCCTTCCGGCTACGGGCGCTGCATGTAGGCGACGGCGTCTCGCCGGAGGACCACTTCGCCGTCGACGGGCATGGCCGCGCCGTCCGCCTTCAGGACGCTCACGTCACGCATGACCACCGTGCGGTCGTCGACCTCGATCAGCAGCCCGTCGAACGACTCACC